CAGGTTAATACGGTCGCGGGTTTTGAATTTTTGTTTGACTCGGTATTTGATTTGCGTATGGTGCGGGCGTTGCCGATGTTCTCGATCCCGGGTATGGGTCCGAGGTTGTAATGGCCTTGTCGCCCGCTGTGATAGGTCTAGGAAGCGCTCTGTTGACCTCTGTGGCATCTGCCTTTGAGGCGAGGGCCAACAGGCGCTTCCAGGAGCGGATGAGCTCTACGGCGCGGCAGCGCGAGGTTGCCGACCTTCGTGCGGCAGGGCTCAATCCGGTTTTGGCTGCTTCGGGTTCAGGTGCTTCGACGCCTGGCGGAGCTCAGGCGCAGTTTGAGAACCCGGTTTCTTCTGCTATGGCGGCGCGTATGAATGCGGCGCAGGTTAAGCTTGTTGAGGCGCAGGCTGATCGTGAGGGTGCTAGTGCTGGTTTGTTGCGTACGCAATCAGCGGATATTGCCAGCACTGCTGCGGCCGGTCGTTATAATTTGATTTCATTGCAGCGTGATATGCTGACAATGGATATGGAGCAGAAGAAGCAGTTGTTGCCTGTGTTGTTGGCGAAAGCGAAGGAAGAAGTTCAGTTGACGGCTAGTTCTGCGCGTGCTGCTAAGGCGCGCGCTATTTTGGATGAGGCGGCGCAGGCGGGTGCCCGTAATCTTGAGCAGTTGGAAAAGGATTTGGGTGAAGCTGGGCCTGCGGTTAAGCTGCTCTTTCAGTTATTGAAAGGAGTTCGGTGATGGAACGTCGTAATCGGAAACATTCGTTGGAGCGTGTTCGGGTGGTTGTGAATACGGGGCCCGAGACGTTGGTGCAACAGCAGTTTGTTCACGAATGTGATGTAAATACGATTGTGCGCCGGTTTGGTATTGGTAGCCTTCCGGCGCGTGCTGGTGGTGTGTATGGTGATTTTACTGGTATTGTGGATTATGAGTCGGCGTTCGCGGCGATCGAGAGCGCGAATGCGCGGTTCATGGAGTTGCCTGCGGAGGCTCGGCAGAAATTTGGGAACGATCCGGCTCGGTTTTTGGAATATGCCGGTCGTGTGTCTGCTGAGGAGTTGCAGGATTATTGTGGCTTGCGTCCTCCGGATCCTACGGCTCCGGTGGTTCCGGCGGTTGTGGCGCCGGTGGTTCCGGCGGTTGTGGTTCCGCCGGTGGTGCCGCCTCCGGCGGCGTAGTTTTTGAGTTATCAGACGAAAAAGCCTGACGGTCGTGTGTTTGACCGTCAGGCTTTGTCGTCTTCAGCGCGTTAGCGCTTTTTGTTTTTTTCTGTGTCTGGGATTGTTAGTTGTCTTGGATCGGGCGTTGCGTATAGCTCGATCAGTTGTTCGGTTGCTTTGATTGCGAGCGCTTGACGATCGCGTTTTACTTTCAAAGCTTTGATTGCCCCGGCGAGTTCTGGCCGGGTTTTTTGTATGTACTCGATTTCAGCGAGTGTAGATTGCAGCGCTTCTTGCTGGCGGTGCAGTTTTTCGCGTGAGTTCTCGAGCGCGGTTTCTTTGTCGAACATGGTTTCTCCATGTGTTGAATGGTGTATATGAATGATAAGTTCATTGCGTGCGTTGTGTCAAGTGTCATGTAATGTGCGTGCGTGCGCGTTTCGCGCGTGCGTGCGTATGGCATGGATCTTGCTTTGCGCGCGTGTGCACACGGTGTGTCTTGGCTTACTGTGTGCTGAGTGACACCGTTGACCTTCTGGGGCATGGTGTCTTAATTTGGGTGCAACCTTTTGAAAGGGGGCGTTATGGCACGTCGTACTGTGAACAAGTATCGGAGTGCTCGGAAGTTCCGTGGCCAGGCGAAGCGCTCGCCGGCCGTGAATTTTGCTCGGCCGGGTCGTGGCGGATTTCGTCTCTAGGTGTCTTGTCACCTGCCGGTGCCAGCATACCAGGAGCACGCGGGCGCTGTGCCGCGTGTTGGGTATGCGATTCGTGAGGCCGGGGACCATCGGTTGCAGTTGCCGAATGGGTACAAGCTGGAGCTGCCCTGCGGTCACTGCACCGGATGTCTTATGGACCGGCGTCGTGATTGGTCAGTGCGTTGTACGCACGAAAGCCAGTTGTGGGATTCGAATCTTTTTGTGACGTTGGATTATGCGCCGGAGCATTTGCCTTCGTCTCTGTCGTTGGAGTATACGGACGTTCAGAATTGGTTAAAGCGGTTGCGTAAGAGTGTGCGCGGTGTTAGCGCGGGGCCTAACGGGAAGTTTCCTGTTAGGTTTTTTTTGTCTGGTGAATATGGTCCGCGAGGTGGTCGTCCGCATTGGCATAGTATTTTATTCAATGTGGATTTTGCTGATAAGGTTCAGTTAATGAATGGTTCTTGGCGTAGTTCCCAAGCTGAAAAGCTGTGGGGTAAGGGCCAAGTGGTGATTGATGCGGTTACTCCTGCGTCTATCTCTTATGTTGCTGGTTATACGACATACAAAATGTATGGTCGTAATAATCAAGAACATTATGAGGATGTGGTTAATTTGGCGACGGGTGAGGTTAGTGCTCGTCGGCCAGAGTTGGTTAGTATGTCAAGGCGTCCGGGTATCGGCGCTTGGTGGTTTGAGAAGTATTCTCGGGATTTGTTTGGTAGTGCGGAGGCTCCCCATGATTTTGCCGTTCTTGCGGGTCGCAAGGGCAAAGTGCCGCAGTATTATTGGCGGAAGTTGCAGGAGAGCGGATCGGATAATATGGTGGAGGAGTTGCGTGAGGCGCGATGTGATCGTGCGCGTTTACGAGATGTGTCGGAAAGTTCGGTTGAGCGCCGTGCTGTGCGTGAGGAAGCTTTGTATCGCCGAGTTCGGACGTTCTCGGCTCGTAGTAAACTCTAACTGGGAGGTTGTTATGGAGATGTATGCTATTTATGATCGAAAGTTGCGCGAGTATGGTTCGATTTTGTTGTCGCCGAATGAGGCGTCAATGTTTCGGACGATTCAGGTTGGCGTGAAGGGTTCCCAGTCGTTAATGGAGAAGTATCCTACGGATTTTGAGTTGCACAAGCTTGGTGAATTTGATTCGTCAACCGGTGAAGTGAAGGTTGACGGGCGTCCTCATGTGGTTGCGCTCCTTTCTGACGTTATGGAGGTTTGATGCCTGGACCCGGTGGAGGGTATGTAAATAAGCGGAATCGTTCGGTGGAATCGTCGCATTTTTCGATGGTACCGCGTAATGATGTGCCGCGATCGGCGTTTGATATGTCGCATACTCATAAGACGACATTCGACGCGGGTTATCTTGTGCCTGTGTTGGTGCAGGAGATTTTGCCGGGCGATTCGATGCGTTGTCATATGACGGCGCTAGCCCGGTTGGCGACTCCGATTGTTCCGTTAATGGATAACTTGCATTTGGAGTCGTTTTTCTTTTTTGTGCCGAATCGTCTGGTATGGACGAATTGGCAACGTTTTATGGGTGAGCAGTTGAGTCCTGCCGATAGTACGGAGTTTTTGGTGCCGCAGATGGATATCGGCGTGTTGTCGTTCTCGGATACGTTCGGTGTAGGAACGTTAGAGGACTATTTTGGGATTTGGCCTGCGGTGCTGCCGATTACGGCGGCGATTGCGGTGAATACGTTGCCGTTTAGGGCGTATAATTTGATTTGGAATGAGTGGTTCCGGGATCAGGATTTGCAGAGCCCGGTGACGGTGGATGTGGATGATGGTCCGGATGTGATTGGTGATTATGTCATGCTGCAGCGTGGTAAGCGGCATGACTATTTTACGTCTTGTCGGCCTTGGCCGGAGAAGCCTTCGCCCGCGTCTGATACTGGTTCGTTGGCGCAGAGCGGGGCGAACGTGTTTTATGAAGGCGGCGCGTTTACGCTGCCGTATGGTAGTCCTGTAGGTGCGCCTATTTCGGGTATTGGTGTTAATCCGGCGACGGCTCCGACAGGGTTACAGAATGCGAATGTGACAGGTGGTCGGAATGTGAATTTTAATCCGACGTACAGTTCGGGTAGTACGAACATTTATTTTGAGGCGCAGCCTACGGGTAATTATCCGAATGTTCGGATTTTAGTTCAGGATATGCGGACTGCGAATCAGATTCAGTTGTTAATGGAGCGCAATGCGCGTGGTGGAACGCGCTATACTGAGATTTTGCGGTCGCATTTTGGTGTGATGTCGCCTGATGGTCGTTTGCAGCGTCCGGAATATCTCGGAGGCGGTCACACGATGGTCGCGATTAATCCGGTTGCGCAGACTGCGCCCGGTGGTGTGGATGAGACTGTTCTAGGCGAGCTTGCCGCTGTAGGTACGGCGGTCGCGAATCATGGTTTTTCGAGTGTGTTTACCGAGCATGGTTTTGTGATTGGTTTGGTTTCGGTTCGTGCTGATCTTACGTATCAGCAGGGTGTAAATCGTATGTGGTGGCGCCGTGGTCGGTATGATTATTATTGGCCGGCGTTGGCGCACCTTGGTGAGCAGCCGGTCCTGAATAAGGAAATCTGGATGGATGGTTCTGCTGCGGATGAGGATGCGTTTGGTTTTCAGGAGCGGTGGGCAGAATACCGTTATCTGCCTAACCGTGTGTCTGGTGGTTTTCGTTCGATTCGGTCGGACTCTTTGGACGTTTGGCATTTGGCGCAGGAGTTTGCGACTCGTCCGGCGTTGAACGATACGTTCATTAAGGAGTTGCCGCCGGTTGAGCGTGTGTTGCAGGTTAATACGGTCGCGGGTTTTGAATTTTTGTTTGACTCGGTATTTGATTTGCGTATGGTGCGGGCGTTGCCGATGTTCTCGATCCCGGGTATGGGTCCGAGGTTGTAATGGCCTTGTC